TTTAAGACCTATGTCCTAACAAAACCAGATATGCCAACGCCGTCTGACATCCGGAACATAATCGATCCAATAAAACCAGAGTGGATACCAGATAAGCCCTATTATATTTCGTTAAAAAAGATCTACGAGAATGATGGATCTTATGGTTTAAGCGATGATGAATTAGATTATATAAAAGCCTACGAATCACACATGTCTGCAAAACTTAGGTGATAACATGACCAACACAGATCAAGCGTTTGAAACCATCCTAGAATTAATGGAAAAATCAGGCGTAAAGCCTATCCTTAACGATCAGGCAGAAATGCTTAAAAAACATATCGAGAAATACTGGGCCTACTGCTTCTGGAACGTTAACAATCCTAAACTGGATAAAATAGATTATTTCACTGGCGCAGATTTAACTAAAGACCAAAAAGCCGACATAACAGCTTGGAGAAATCTAGGAAATGACGTTGACAATAAAAAATAAAAAGACGATATTATAAAAATCAACCATGAATGGAGCTAACATGACTTCGACTAAAAAATCAGGAACTTTCCACGGTAAATCAAATAAGCTTGGACACGGCGGACGAGCCGCTCAACTAAAATCTCAGGGCGTACCACAAGCTGTTATCGGATCCATTGATCGTAAGAAACAGGCTGCTCCGGGACAAAAAAACTATAATGGAAAATAATACATAGTTAATAGTTTCATGAAAGTAATAAACAATCATTTTCAAAATGGGACAAAGCAAGGGACATACAGGTAACCCCTACGGCAGGCCGAAGGGTATCCAGAACAGAGCTACCTCACTGGCAAGGGAGGCCATAGCCTCGTTTGTGGAGGGCAATGTAGATCGTTTAAATGGATGGCTAGACACCATCGCCCAGACCAGCCCAAAGGATGCCTTCACGTGCTTTATGGATGTTGTGGAGTATCATATTCCAAAACTAGCCCGAACCGAATTAACTGGCAAAGAAGGAGAAGCAATCGAAACTAAAATTGTAGATTCTGACCGTGAAATAATCGAGAGATTCTTGAAAGAAAGGGAAAAGAAATGAGTGCTGATAAGCAATATGATCGTCAATTTCTTGCATGGGCAGTGGATCGTGCAATTAGGATCTGTGAGGTTAATAACCAACCGTGTGATGTGCCAACTGTAACTGATTTGGCCCAACGTCTATGTGCGTGGATCCAACCAGCGCCGGACGCCGTAGAACCTACGCCGGAACTAACTGAGGAAGAGAAACTCGCTCTTGCCGAACACGAGAAACACGTTAATGGGGTAGTACAATGAATTTTGATGAACTAAAATCTCGGGATGTTAAAGACCTCCGTGTACTCGCTGCACAATATGGTATCAAGACTGGACCACGTAGCAAAGCCGAATCTATCGCAAAGTTAATCTTCGAATTCGTGGCCAATAAACCCAAAGAACAAGTTGAATCTCTAAAACATCCTGCTGAGATTAACAAGTTACCTGAAGTTATACATACTCAAGAAGAAGTTGAGGAGGTGATCAAGGCTTTTGCTAGTAAGGACGGGTTCGAGGCTAAATATCTTCCTGATAACACATGGATTTTTAAATACAAAGGGGCGGAAGAATCCGGTCATATGTCGTGTCCTTTACGAGTTATTCGAATGAAGGCCGAAAGCGTTTCTCACGGTGCGAGAAAGGTCAAAGTTGTAAAGATAGATGATGCTTTGATCATGAGTGCGTAATGTTGGATGAACTTCGTAAGAAGTCTGTTCACGATCTTAGGGTAATGGCTCAGGCGTTCGGTGTAGATGATATATTCGAGAAGGACGCAGAACATCTCATTCAAGAGATTATTCTAAAGCAAGAAAACATTTATATTCCCCCAACACCCAAACCGATTAGAAATGAATATGATGCCAGATTAATGACAAAGGCACCGTCCAAGATAAGTTCTCCTAAAGAGATTGTCGATTTACTAACTGATCACATAAAGATGGGTCTAGACCTTTCGTTCGACGAAGAGCACTGGTATATGTCGAAAGGAAAAAAGAACGACATGGGGACGCTTAGAATGCCACTCAGACATGTTCTAGATTGTGCGGACAAAATACTATGATTGACGAAGAGGCTTTCCTAGATTCGTTGTGCCGAGAAAGCTTTGATGCTTTCGCGCAAAGGGCGTTTCGAGAAATAGAACCCGGAATATCATATGAATGGAACTGGCACATACAGTGTATATCGGCACACCTACAGGCATTATATGATGGGACATTACCTGATGGTAAGAGACGATTGTGTATCAATGTGCCTCCAAGATCCCTCAAGTCCTATCTGTGCAGCATTGCATTTCCTGCATGGGTTCTTGGTAAAGAGGCAAACCAGAAATTTATTACAACATCATATAATTTCACACTCGCGAAAGAGATGGCGCAGAAATCTCGAATATTGATCGAAAGTGAATGGTATAAGAATCTTTTCCCAAATACGATGATCGATGACAGACAAAACGAAAAGCATAACTTTTGGACCACACAACGGGGAATGTACTATTCTAGTGCTATCCAATCTGTAACTGGTCGTGGGGCTTCCTTCGTTGTTATTGACGATCCGATAAATCCCAAGGAAGCGATATCTGACACGATCAGACAGGATACCAATGCTACAATTAGATCAACAATCCCTACTCGTTTTAATGATCTTCGAAATGATAAATGGTTGATGATTATGCAACGTCTGCACGAAGATGATCCAACGGGTCATTTCGCAGCTAAAGATTCACGATGGTACATGCTTAAACTTCCGGGAGAAAACAAATCTGATCAACCAATAACTTATACCCTAGGAAATAAGACTTGGACTATGAACCCGGGAGAACTTCTGTTTCCAGAACGTTTAACAAAACCCGTCTTAGATGATCTATATACTGACCTTGGAAGTTTTAACTATGCTGGTCAGATACTTCAAGAGCCCGTTCCTGTTGGGGGAGGAGACTTTAAGCAAGAATGGGTACAATATTACGCTCAAGGGGCATGTAAACCAAAAGAAATGAACATCGTTATCTTAGTTGATCCAGCAGGCGGCGATGAACTTAACAAGAAGAAGAACAAACTAAGCGACTGGACTGCTATGATGGTTGTTGGTCTAGCAACTGACAACAATAGATATTTGCTGGACATAATCAGAGATAGGTTAAATCCGACAGAACGGGTTAACACGCTGTTTATGCTTCATAGAAAATGGAATGGGATGACTGGAAAGAGTCCAAAGGTTGGTTATGAAAAGTACGGAATGATGAGTGACACACACTATATCGATGAGAAAAAGAAGCAGGATGCCTATAACTTTCCACTGATTATTCTAGGTGGGTCGATGTCAAAAGAGGAGCGAATCAAGCAGCTTATCCCTGACTTACAAAATGGGCGTTGGTATTTCCCCCAAAGTTTGATATATATAGATGGCGAGGGAAGGCGTTTTGATCTGGTATCAGAGATGGTAAACAGCGAGATGCCCAATTTTCCACGCGCGAGACACGATGATATGTTAGACGCTTTAAGCCGTATTTATAGCCACGAGTTGTGTATGTCATTTCCTAAACCTAAAATTGGTATGGTTTCAAAGGCTAGGATGGCCGAACAACAAGATGAACCCGATAATTGGGAATCTTTCTAATGAAATCAAATACTGAATTAGCAAAACTATTTAAAAAGCAGCGTGATCACGCAAAGAGAGGATTGGGAAAACAGTACGATAATACTGTTATGACGCAATCATTCTACAATGACAACCAATCTAGTTTTAGTGACACTGTCCAGTTTGCAGATGATAACGGCCGTAGACGTAGGGCTATGGTTAACTTTCAGAAGATCCAACAGAGTGTAGATTCCGTCGTTGGTTTCATGGCTCAAAATCGTAGACAGGCCAAATATATTGCTCGTATTAATGATGATCAATCTCGTCAACTATATTCTCGCAACATGAATGCTCTGTACACCTTCCACCGGGAGGTTATGAACGCTGATCAGCTAGAGAGCAAACAAGATCTCGATCTAGTGGTTAACGGATATGGAGCGATTGAAACTGATCTGTCTTATATCGTTGGTAATGCTACGACTGATCCAAATGGCCAAATTCTGAAAGTTAAGTTAGATCCTATGAGAATTTATTGGGATTCTAATTCAAGGTCTGCAAATATTTCAGATGCAAGATATTGTGGATATTACAATGATTACGAACTAAAAGATGCACTTGATCTATTTCAGGGGTCGAAAGAGGATGATTTTGAACCCGTATCGGATAGTTCTGTAGAAGATAGGGCCGGATATTCTTACAACCCATGGGGAGGTTTATACGATAAGATCAAGTTGGATAATTCTGTAGAGTGGTCCGCCAAAGAAGAAGACATGGTTCGTGTCTATAATCATCAATGGTTTGAATACGAGACATTCTATAAATGCAAAAACCCTTTATTCGTTACGAATGATGTTTATACGGCTTTGCATGCCAAGATGCGCCTCGACATGATTAAATCTGAACTTAAGAGTTATTCCCCAACGGGAATTAATGCCGGAGACATGTTCGACTTTGACCCATTGGCCGAGGAAATAATATTTGATGGATCGACAAAAACAAAACTAACTGAAGAGTTTGGTAACCTCATCGACCCTGTGAGTTTTAAACGTAAATGTTTCTATACAATGGTTATCTCTGGGGATCACGTATTTTCTAAGTTCAAATCAATTTCCCAACAAGGATTCTCTGTTAAGTTCAAGACTGGAAACTATAACGAACGAGGAAAGTATTGGATTGGCATGGTTAACTCCATGATTGAGCCACAGAAATACTATAATAAAGCTTTAACAGAATTAATGTTTACAATAGCCGCGAATAGTAAAGGCGGTGTTATGGTAGAAGAAAGTGCCATAGAAGATATTGCTGATTTTGAAAGTAAATGGTCTAAGACAGATGCGGTTATACGTGTACAAGATGGTGCCATTTCTGGCCAGAAGATTTTACAGAAAACACAGGCTGCACTTCCTACGGGACTAGAAAGCATTATTCAACTGGCAGATACAGCTATTTCTGCAAACGGTGTTGATCCTGCCTTTCTTGGTCAAGCCAATGATAATGAGACTGGCGTATTATATAAGCGTCGAATTCGCCAGATTATCAGTAAAATGTGGTGGGTTGCTGATTCGATCACGTTATATCAGAAGGAAGATGCGCGGCTATGTGCCGATCTTATCCGTGTTTGGGTTGAGAATAATGCCGGACAGTGGCTAAGGATAACAGGAAAAGACGGCGCAGATCAGTTTGTTCAAATCAGCGAAGATATGATGGCTCCGGAATATGATGTTAGTATTCAAGAAGGCGCACAATCTCCAGAGGATCGTCAAGAGACAGCACAATTCATCAGTAGTATGGGAGACAAATTTCTCGCAGTTCAGGATTCTGCGAGGGCTGGAACTCTTTATGCGGAGTCAATTAAGCTTCTGCCTCTGGATGGAGATGTTAAAAACAGGATTAGCCAGACACTTAATCCAGAACAACAGACTGTACCTATGGCTCAATATCAACAGCTTCAACAACAGTTACAACAGTTACAAGGCCAGATGAATCAAGCCCAAGTTCAGAATGTTCAGTCAATGACAGCTCTTAATACGGCAAAGATTGATGAATCCAAGGCTTCTGCGATGCAGAAGAAGGCAGATAGCATGACAAAGATACAAGAGGCACACCAGAAAGAAATAGAAACGAACGTCATTAGAACTCACGCATCACAAGCAAGAATTAACGTCTAACAGGAGATTAAAATGGGACTCAAGGAATCTATGGAAGAACTCAAGAAACAGATTGGTGAGGCCGAGAAGGCTGAAGAAGTGGTTGAAGAAGAGCCAAAAGAAGAGGTTTCTGAAGAAACTGTAGCCGAAAAACCGAAAGAAGAACCAGAAAAGGAAGTCAAAGATGAACCCGTCAAAGAAGAGCCAAAACCAGAAGAACCAGTCAAAACACCAGCCGATTACGCCCGTGAGCGCAGAGAAGCAAAAGCTAACAAGCTGGCTGAAGAACTTGCTGTTGCCCATGCTACTATTGCTGCCCTTCAAGCACAGCGTGAACCCCCAAAGTCCGACGAACCCAATAAATCCGAAGATCCTCAGGGATGGACCGAATGGAAAATTAAAAAGCAAGAAGAAGAACTTAAAGAAATAAAAAGTGAAACGGTAGCTATCAAGCGCGAAAAACAAGCAGAGTCACTTCGTCAACAGGCAGAACTTGAAGTTCAGGGTTATGAGGCTGATGTTCGTCGAGAGTTTAAGGATTATGACGAAGTTAAACAGTATTATGGCAATATGCTCGCTCTTAGCATAAAGAATCTAAACCCAAAAATTACCAATGACAGATTAGTTCGTGCCGTGAATGATAGGTTACTTCTTGAGGCTTCGGAATATCTCAATGAGGGACACGATAATCCGATTAAGGTCATGTATGAGCGTGCAAATCCCTTGGATATAAAGCCGAAGAACACAAAGAAGAATCGAAGGAAGTAAAGCCTGATCTATCTAAGGTTGCATCAAATCGGGCAAGAAATGCTGGTACAGCCGCCGCACAAGGAAATGGTGAAGGTGGAGAACTTACAATGCAAGTAGCCGCAGGAATGACTGATAGAGAGTTCTCTAGGTTAAAGCCGGAAGAAAAGAAACGTCTGTTTGGAGGTTGATATGCCACTCAAGAAAGAGAAATCTAAGAAAGCCTTTTCATACAATGTGAAAGCAGAGATGAATGCAGGTAAACCACAAAAGCAAGCCGTTGCTATTGCTTATTCAGTTAAACGCAAATCACAAAGGAGTAAATAATATGAAAAAGATGACGATGGGAGATTATGAAAATTCCGCCGAAGATAAGAAGGCCGATGCTTCTGGACGACATGGTCCTGAAGGATCTGCTAAAGACAAATCTATGGATAGGAAAGCCCTGAACAAGATTAATTCTGATTCAGCTTGGCATGGATTCGGAAAACCTAAAAAATAGACTTGCAATTACTAAATAGGCAGAGTAAAAATAGTCATCGCCCTTAATGGGTAGGCCATCTAATAGGCTTTAAATGTTAGCGCACCGTCATACGATAGGCGGAACTGCAAAACGATTCACCCACGTTACGGGTAGGTAGGGCAGACCTACTTTAAATAATCCTGTGGCAGTTGAATCAATTTTTTCAACCTTCACAAGGATTATAGCTATGGCATCAACTACAATGAATTCTGCCAACTCCCTTACCCGCAAATTGTGGGCAACGGAAGATTGGACCAATCCCGGCCAACGCGTTGCGTTTGGTCATATGTTCGAGCGTGGAAGCGTTTTCTACGTCGAAGAGTTCATGGGCAATAAGGCCCGTGGTGATAATATCACCTATGACTACACTGGTAAACTGACGGGCATCCCGATTGGCGAAGGCGGCACGTTGGATGGCAACGAGGAAGCTCTCAATTTGGGATACTTCTCA